TGGTGTTCTCTTGCCTACAAAAAAACGCCCGCCTTTGGCTAAATTGCACTTGTAACAGGCACTTAATAAGTTCTCATCATTATCAAGCCCACCAAGCCTTCTTGGGATTACATGATCAACTGTGTCTGCTTCCTGCCCACAGTATTGGCAGATAAACCCATCACGCCTGAGTATCCGCTCTCTAATAGACCGCCATTGTCTTGTAGATCCTGTTGATCTTAGTGCACTCTTACTCAATACCATCCCTTAATCTTATGATGTGCCAAAGCATTACAAGGATTACTATAACGCTTTTGTATGTATTTGAGTTGCCAATCAATTTGTTTAAATCCATCAACTGTTGCTAACCACTTAGATCTACCTTGAGGAATACCATGATGACTACCATTCTTTGCTTTTGGATTCCATCTAGATTCTTTAAAATTTAACTCATCTAAACAATAGAATTGATCTAAGTCATTAAGCTGTATGAATGCATATTGTCTGTAATGATTGGTCTTATTAGCAGCTACGGAATCATCTTTTAAAAGGCTTATGTTCAAGACTATGAACAGAGGTATCACCAAACCAAACCTTGCGATCTTTCTGCTTCGCAGATCGCCCTTTCGCTCTGAAAGCGAATTTGCGTTTAAGGGTAGCATACGCTTCCAAATCGTTCGGCATAACCGCAGGTCAGACGGCGTGGCGTTCATCAATCGCTTTCTGCATTGAGTTAGATCCCGGAAACAAATCATCTAATGTATCTCCTTTTTGATAGTTAAGCAGATCAAGTATCCATTGATTAAAAGCGTCAGGTTTTGCACCTACCAAACCTTTTTTCATCGCTATTGAGCAACTAAGCCAATCTCTCACCATAGGCTTGCGCTTATAGACTATTCGACCACCATAAAGCAATACAGCCTCCCATGCATATTGGTTTGTAACTGGTCTAATCTGATGAAATGTTTTAGTCCATGCACAGATTCGAATTTCATCATGTTTAATTATCCAAGCAAGATCAGCAGGATTGCAGCTAAGAGCCCATCCATCTGGATATTCTGTCATTAGACGATCAATTAGATCCCAATGTGCTTGCTTACCATCCCAAATGTCAGCCTGATCGTGTAGTTTTCCATACAGGCGTTTTCCTTGCTTAAAATATGGTGGATCAGCATAAGCAAACTTCATATTGACATCCATCCTATGTATTGTGCATCCGGATTATCTATAAGCCATTGCTTACGCAATTCATTCTGATAAGCCCAATTGATTTGATGCGTCATTTCGTCATGATTAGCGCACATGTATGGCACTCCTTATCTGCAAACATCCAAGACCCACACTTAATGCAGCGCATTACAGGCTCTTGAGTGTCAGTTGATTCTGCTAGGTTTTTAGTCCCGACAGCGCAACACTTTAGGCATTGATATACTCTAAACCCATCAGCTTCGGGATATCCGTCAAGCCATACAAACTCAGTATTGGCTGAACAGAAGTTGCATCTAAAATTAACCATCTTTGCCAGCCCATCCAGTTCCTCGAAAGATCGTAGGCACAGCTGTAAAGACACGCCTTAAAGGTGCATTGCATACTTGACAATGAGGGATTTTATGATCCATTGGTAAATCCAATACAATCAGCAACCCCTCACCATCGCATATGTAATCGTAATTAGGCATGATACGGAATTCGGTTTATTGCATGGCAGGAATAGCATCGAAGCAGATCGCCCTCATGAAGTAATCTGTCATCGTTGCATAAGTCGCAAGTAACCATTGATGGCTCTACTTTTACTCCGTCATCCGTAAAGGTGGCAGTTAAGCCAGAGCCGTCAATTATTTGTAATTCACCCATTTATTCACCTCCTTTGAAATACCATTTTCCATTACCGGTAAGTGTTGCCCAATTAGGCGGACATTCTTTTGCTTTACAAACATATCCATAATAAGGCTTTCCTCCTTTAGAGATTCCTTCTTTCAAGATATGCCCATGCTGACATGCAGGTGGCTCATTAGGTATTGATGATCCAATCTGATCTACAACATCACCAACAGACCAAGCCACAGGTTCAGGCTCTTTTTTGTCAGCTGCAAAACTATCTCTTAAGATCGTTTCGATTTGTGCTGACTTACTTCCGGCTTTGCCATACATATTTTGGCGGCTTTCTAGCTTCTCCTTAAAAGATTGATCTGCTTTAACAGTTTCCATGCTGTCTTTTGTAGCAGTCTTGTTTGAGCCTTTAAGAATTATTATTGCCCTTCCCAAACTACTGCTGGCAGTATCCTCGACATACCATTTTTTCATATTAGCCATATAGGTTTCTCTAGATCCAAATGCAATGTTGCTAACTGCTGGTGCTGGATCTGCTGCATCTCGCCACAAGGTTGCTTGCACCAAGATATAACCTTTTTCAGGATCGTGGCTGATAACTGATATATCAGATCGACCCATTGGATAGTTGGCAATAAACCATTTGTTTAAAGTAGCCACATCCTCATAATCGTCAAGATTAAATGCCATTATTAATCCTCCCAATTTTCATCTTTGACTGCATCGAGCACGGTTTTATAGACAGACCCATAGGCAATGAAGTCCTTGATACTGTCCTCGTGATCTGGAGTTTCACTAAGCCGAGAAACCTTGACGAGTGCCATACATAATGCAGCTTGGTGTGGTGTGATAGGGAAATCGAGATATGCAGACCAAAGACCTGCAATTCGTTTGTGGTTATAGTAAGGATGTCCGTACACACTTCCACGCTGTTGGATCGTAGTAATAACCTCATCAAATAACTGCTCAGTTTTTGTCATAATCAAAGACTTCATCTGACTGCTGCTTAATAGTAATCATTCTGCGGTGCATATCCCACCCCGTAGCACGCCCAGACCAATAACCCCGATTGTAAATTTCGGTTTTCCATAAATTGACTGCATAGGCTAATAAGCCCGTTGCTATCATGAACCATAAAATGGTGATTCCGTTGATTTTCATACTGCTCCCTTTACCCACAGCGTTCGTGTGGATGCAGAAAGTATGACCTAAATCAAGGACGCTTGGTTATTTTCTTTCGGAGTGTTGTATAACGATTAGATAACGCTAATATCCTCAAAATCATCGATATGGTCATCAATCGTGCGTTCGTGATAATCGGTTTCAAGACCCATAAGTCCGTCTATTATAGGTAAATGACCCGTCATGATTGACCGGAATCAACTCAACTTGATGTCCTTTATTGCCAAAACTAAGCACAGTAAAGCCCATATTCCAGTCGGCTGAGTTATATTTCAGGTAGGTCGCCTTACGCATATCCATGAGATGACCGGCTTCTATGCCCCAAATCGTTGAATAACGCCCGTTTAAGCCAGTTTGGTGTCGGACTGCACCCTGCCTATGGCTATGCCCACAAACTACGCTAGAATGCCACTTTTTACTAAGATTTAAGGCAGTTATACCGGCATGCTTAGACATGTTGCCTTCATCGCCATGAGCCAAGTGCCAGCCCTTTTCAAACTCGTAGGCTCTTTTATGAAATCTAATGCCCAAGCTGCTGAAATCCATAAACTTGTCATAAGCCAATTCCGGCAATCCAATAAGTGATGGCGCACCCTTCAGCAAAGTTTGATAAATTCTATCGGTGTGATTTGATCTGACAATATCGGTCGTGCCTAGGTCGTAAAGTATTTCCTGACCAAGTTTTCTTTCCTCGTCAAGTGTTTCTGCAAACTCTAGTTTTGTCCCTTTTGCCCAACGGCTTTGCGAACCAAGATCCATTTCATCACCAACATTTAATACAAAATCAAATTTCTCATGCCTTGCCATTTTAATCAGATTTGAAACTGCCTTCGGATGGTGCAATGGAATCTGTAAATCTGGCGTTACAAGATACCTGCGGTTGGCTTTAATTAATCGTCATCCTCATCGTCAGTTGGATCTATGGATGGAATGATCCCACCATCGCCCACAATCCAATCAGGGAATGTCTTATGTTCAGTCATCAACCAAAAAGCGTGCTCAGGTGTGAATCCTGCTTTTCTAGCTGCTTTGTAGCATTCGTGTAATGCTGTGTAATGCTGATCGATCTTTGATAATGGTTCAGGAGATTGGCGAACAACTCGACGATTGATCTTTTTGCGTTTGATAGGTTTTCGTGTGTTCGCCATAATTAAAATTATGACTTACTAATTAAGACAAACAGATCATCGACACGCTTTTCTAGCCTTGTAATTTGATCCTTGATACTGCTTCCAGAATTGGGTTTCAATTCTTGTAAGTAGGATTTAATAACCCAGCGCAGACCCAGCAATAAACTTGTAGATACGGCGGATACGCCAACGGCTATACCAACCCATTCGTTGGCTGTCATTTCGCATTAAGTCCATAATCAGCCTCGTTGCCAGAATTAGGATCTAATGCCTTGACAACAGGTGCAACCAATGCACCAGCAAGAATTGCAAACTCTGGTCTGATATCAGCAACAATTGCCAACAGCACAGTTATACCGGAAGCAGCCACAGCTCTTAAATATGACTTGATTGCAGCCTTGTGTTTGTTTGATAGTTTCATGCTTTGCCTCCTAGTAGTGGGATGTGAAAGAAATCTGAATTGTTATCTTGATTTTTCTTAAAACTAACATGGACATGATGCATGTGAGGATTACCCTTATATTTGCGCCAGCGCCATCCAAGAATCGGTGAAGCAATTTTTGATTGATGGATTACATAACTGATGCGACCATTGGTTTTCCCGTATGATCGAATTTGATCTGCCAAATATGCTGAAAGCCCTTTGTCGTCAGAAAGCCGAGCGTCAATATCAATTGCTCGCACGCATCCATTTGTGTCTGGGTTGTGATCGCTCTTTCGTGTGCTATGTCTAGCATCACCAATCCACCCATCAGATTTGCGGCTACGCTCTGGGAAGGAATCATCGATTTGCTCACGCAGTTGAACAGCTGCTTTAGATAGGTAGGGTTTCAATTTCAATCCAATTTAATGTGTCTTCATCCCAAATGTATTTACCATCTGGCATTGGTGTCGGGGCTTGCCAATCAAAGTTTTCATCTAATGACCAAGATGGATATGGTTGAGGTGCAATAAATACATCCGCAACAGGATCATAAGAGTAGCCAATGCTTGCAAATTGTTTCCTTATGCGATTATTGTAACTGGTGCGCTTGACTGTGTATTCAGTACCTAATGCGTAATAAGTTTCTGTATCTAGTCCATCGATTAATTCAGTTTCATCTTTACCGACAATGACGGCTAAAACAGTCATTTTGTCATCTAAGTATGCGTAATGTGCCATTATGCCCAACTTACTGTGTCTGAAACACCGGCTGCTGTAACAGTTGAAATTTTAAAGCTACCACTTGTTGAAGTTGATTCGGTAACTCCACCACTAAATGTTGCA